TATACTAGACATATCCCAGACTCGTTAGCTCAGCTGGATAGAGCAACTGCCTTCTAAGCAGTCGGTCGTAGGTTCAAATCCTACACGAGTCGTTGTCCTTTTTTATTCCTTATGGGCAGATATGATTTTGGTGGACAACCACCAGTAGCAGTCAACATCCTTAGACTCATTAGTGAGTTGGAAGGTTCTTCTCAAATGCTCAAATATATGGGTTTTGAAGAAGATATGAATGCTATTAATGAAATGAAGAAGAGATACTATAAACTCTACTTCAAAACCAATAAGGAAGAAAAGGCAAACAATCCTCTATAGCTCAGTTGGTAGAGCAGGTGACTGTTAATCACCCTGTCCCTGGTTCGAGTCCAGGTGGAGGAGTTGCCTCCGTAGCTCAGTGGTAGAGCAGGGCTTTTGTAAAGCTCAGGTCGCAAGTTCAAATCTTGTCAGAGGCTTGACAATCTACAACGGTTGTCATATACTACTCTCATCCGTGTGAAGGATGTGTAAGGGAAGTAATTCCCTACCACTTGCGGAATTAGTTTAGAGGCAAAACTAAAGGTTTCCAACCTTTCGTCACCAGTTCGATTCTGGTATTCCGCTCTTGGTGTAAAGATCGTAAGAGTATTTACACCTAAATAATAAACCTTTTGTCTTTCAGACAATTAAAGTAACAAAAGGTAATACTTAACACGGGACAGTCGAGTCCCTATTCATCTGCGGGTATCCATTCCGCAAGTAACTAAAGGTAACAAAAATGTTTAAATCTGTATTCGCAGCCTCTGCTGCTCTGTTCGCTTCTGCTGGCGCTGCCCTTGCAGGTCCCTACGTCAACGTAGAAACCAATGCCGGTTGGACTGGATCGGAGTACAACGGCGCTGGAACGGACGTTCACGTAGGGTACGAAGGCGCATTCAGTGAATCTGGTTCATTCTACGTGCAGGGCGGTGCTACTGTACTGACTCCCGATGGTGGCGACAGCGACACCGTTCCTTCAGGCAAAGCAGGTCTTGGTCTTGCACTGACGGACGCACTTGGTGCATATGGTGAAGTATCTTTCGTTGGCTCAGGCGACGAAGATCTTGACCGTGGTTATGCAGGTAAGTTGGGCGTCAAGTACAACTTCTGATCGCTCATATAAAATAAACATCTAGATGTTCGGGGATCCTGACGAGGGTCCCCTTTTTAATGATTAAAATTGTATTAATTGTCTCTATATAAAAAAGTTTTTTTACTAAAATGAAACTCAAAGCAATCGCATCAATCGCTGCTGTCACTCCTATGATGGTCGCTTGTGGTAGTGGATCGGATAATACTACATTCAGACTTGATGCAGCAGGTGCTACATTCCCTGCTCCACTTTATACTTCATGGTTTCAAAGATATAATCAAGAGACTGGTAATCAAGTAAACTATCAAGCAGTTGGTAGTGGTGCTGGTGTCCGTCAGTATATTGCTAATACAGTTGACTTTGGTGCCAGTGATGGTGCTGTAAGTGATGAGAAGCAGAAAATTCCAATGGTCCATATTCCTATGACTGGTGGTGCTATTGTTCCTGCATATAACTATCCTGGTTGTGAAGTCAAGATGACACAGACACAACTTGCTGATGTATATCTTGGTAAGATTACTAACTGGTCTACCTTTGGATGTGATAGTAAAACTATTGTTCCTGTATGGCGTTCTGATGGTAGTGGCACCACAAAAGGTTTCACTAACTCCCTGTCTGCATTCTCTCCTGAGTGGAAGAAGAATGTCGGCACTGGTAAAGCAGTAGCATGGCCTGCTGGTATTGGCGGTAAAGGTAACAGTGGCGTTGCTGCTGGTATCAAACAACTTGAAGGTGCTATTGGTTACCTGAACTATGGTTTTGTTGTCAACAGTAATAGTTTCCAACAAGTATCCCTGCAAAACAAAGCAGGTAACTATGTCACAGCAAATGCTGAAACATCTGCAGCAGGTCTGTCAAGAATCGTCCTTGACGACCAACTTCGTGGTGCTGATGCTAATCCTACTGGTTCCAATGCATATCCTATTGTCTCTCTGACATGGGTCCTAGCATACCCTGAATCCAAGACTGGTGTGAAGGAGACCCTTCGTTATATGTTGAGTGAGAAATCACAGGCAATGTCTGATGGTCTTGGTTATGTTCCACTGCCTGAGGATCTTCGTCAGAAAGCACTTGCTGCTGTTGACAATATTAATTGAAAATAGTATAATGGGAAACATAAGTTTCCCTTTTTTATGAAAAAGAAAGCTAAAAGACTTCTTAAATGGTTTTATAAAGATTCTGATAAAGGAGAACAAAATGTGGCAAGTTGTTCTAATTTATATGAATTAATTGAAAGACTTCAATATCGATTAGAAAATATGGAAAATGAACATATGCATCTTGTTTGTGAAATTGGGAAGTTGCAGAGTAAACTAGATATGTTAGAATCTGAGTTATCTAATGAAGATTAATCTTTGGTATTCCAAAAGTATGCATCAGTGGCGATGGACTTTATGTGAAGAGTTTAAGAATGGTGTCACAAAAATAGAACAATACTCTGGAGCGCAGAAAGAACTTCGTACTGCAATGGATGATGTTGCAAATACGGTAGAGTATATGTTAGAATATAAGGATACGGGCGAATAACTCAGCGGTAGAGTGCCTCCTTTACACGGAGATTGTCGGGGGTTCGATCCCCTCTTCGCCCATATAAATAGATCTGGAAAGACTTCTTTGAAGGAAGGATCACATTATAAAAAAATGGATAATGTAAAAGTTAGGTGCCGCTCCTGTGGTAAGGAGTTGATTGGGCATCCAATAAAAACTGTCTGCTGTGGTTGTCCAAATATGACAACAGTTCGTGGAGATAAAATTTCGGCAGTTGATTTAGGACAAGTTGTTATGCTAAGTTCTTATTCAAGTAAGAAAGAAAGTGTTCTTACTCAAGAAGATCTTGCTTTTCAGGAACAAAGAAAGCAACGTAAAATACGTAAATTGGATTTTGATATCAGATAAAAATTGTGAGAATATACGCATATTTTTATTGAGTGTAGCAATTTGATACAGTAAATAGTATTGTAGACATTTTCTTTCTACCATGCATCCCGACGAATTTCAAAACTGGGCAACAATTAAAAAAGTTTTTGAGGAAAACGGCACAACAAACAACTATTTTTATGTGCGTGCCTGTGCTATAGTTGGAGGACAACCAGACCCACTTGATATGAAAAAGAATGTCTCATCGGATGCCTGAGATAATACCAGATCATTTTACAACTAAAAAAGAAGTTCAGGAGATGATTGATGATGCAATACGAAAGCACAATCGTAATGCTGGAATTATCTCTATGTGTGTTGGTTGGGTTGTTCTCGCACTTTTTGCTGAGGGTTTACTTCGACTCGTCGGAGTAATTCCACCGTTATTGCCTTGGTTGAAAATTAATTTATAGGAAAATTATGAAAGTTGGATTGATTGGTCTAGGTCGTACTGGTGAAGGTATGGCTCGTCGTATGCTTGCAAAGGGTATTGAAGTCTGGGGTTACAGTAGCACTAACTATGAGAATGCCTGTGGACAATATGAAGCAGGGCACCTTAGTGGATGTGTAACTTCACTAGAGTATCTTGTCCAAGCAGTTAAATCTGATGGTAAGAAGTTCACTAGTGCAGGAAGAATTCCTGGCATCTTCCAAATCACACTGCCAGAGAAAAAAGCAGAAGACACACTTGATGAATTGCTACCTTTACTTGAGGAGGGTGATATTATCATTGATCACAGTACCACAGACATAAGAAAATGTCAGGAACTGGAACTATACTGTTCTAAGTTAGGTGTCTTATATATTTTCTCAGGGGTATATGGAGCACATGTTGCTATTGATGCTTGTTCTAAAATTTTCCAATCACTATCACCAGGTAATGTTGAATGACTCTATCGAATGTCTTACTCTGGGTATCAATTCCATTTGTGCTTCTTACTATAACCTTTGGACTTTATAGGGGTGAGAATTTCTACTACGAAAGTGATGACTATGATGGAAATGGAACCGCACATTAAAGGACGTTATGATTTTGCTATGAGTGCATT